AATAGGTTAAGAAGAACAGATTTTGCAGGTCATACTGTAAGAAAACACAAAGATGATATTGTAAACAAATTAGCACCATCAATTGGTGTAGATGCAGCAAACATGATGAGTGAAATAATTAGAAAAAACAATCCAAAAACAACAGTTGTAGAACAATTTTAATATATAATATATATGTCAAATACAGAAAAAATAATAGTTCAGGTTCAGGTCAAAGGACAAAGACAACTTGAAAATCTAGGCAAAACCACAGATAAAGCAACTAAAAGAGTAGGAGGTCTTACTAAAAATATAGCAGCAATGGGTGCAGGTATATTAGGTGCTGTAGCTGCTTTTAGGCAAATAAATAGATTTATTACAAGTTCAATAAAAACATTTAGAGATTTTGAATTTCAAATGTCAAAAGTAAAAGCTATTACTGGTGCATCTACAGAAGATTTTTTAAAACTATCACAAACAGCAGAAGATTTAGGTAGAACGACATTCTTTACAGCACAACAAGTTGCAGAACTGCAAACTAACTTTGGTAAGCTAGGTTTTACAACACAAGAAATATTAGATGCTCAAAAAGCTACTCTTGATTTAGCAACAGCAACAGGTTCTGATCTAGCTAGAGCAGCAACTGTAGCAGGTGCAAGTGTTAGAGGTTTTGGATTAGATGCTAGTGAAACACAAAGAGTGGTAGATGTAATGGCTGTATCTTTTACATCTTCTGCAATGGATATAGAAAAGTTCCAAACATCCATGACAAAGGTAGCACCTATTGCAAAAGCATCTGGATTTTCTCTTGAAGATACAACAGCAATAATGTCAAAACTAACAGATGCAGGTATAGAAGCATCTATAGCAGGTACATCTTTAAGAAATATACTTCTTAAAATGCAAGATCCAAATTCTGATTTAGTAAAATCTTTTGGTCAAACTATACATTCTTACGATCAATTAATACCTGCTATGAATAAATTTGTAGCAGAAGGTGGTAGTATGGCTAATATTATGGAGGTTGTTGATTTAAGACAAGCAGCAGCTTTTGAGCAAATGATTTCTAATACTGATGCTACCTTAGCATTAAGAGATGCAATGTTAAATGCAAATGGTGCAGCAGAAAGAATGGCAGCTATAGTTGGTGATAATTTAGAGGGTGCTTTCAAGAGATTAAACTCTGCATTTGAAGGTTTACTGATTAATTTTACAGAGTCTGTTCTTGGTAAATCTTTACAAAGAGCAGTAGATGGCTTTGCTAACTTACTAAATGTTGTAAGTGATTTTATTGACATACCTATGTCAGAAAAATTAGAAGAAGAAAGAAAACAAATGAATTTGTTATTTGAAGTATTGAAAGATACATCTACATCACAAGAGGTTAGAAACAAAGCTATTCAAACTTTAAATACACAATATGGTGCATATTTGCCAAACCTTGTGACTGAAAAAAATACAGTTAAAGAACTAAGTGAACATCAAGCTAATGCTAATAAACAATTAGCAGAAAAAATTAAAATGATGGGTGCTGAAGAAAGGTTGAATGAAATTCAAAAAGAAAGTCAAAAGATTGCAAGTGAAATGTTTGATGTACAGTTAAGAATAACTGAGAATCAAAAAAAGATGGGTACAAATCAGGAAGAATTTTTTACAGATTTTAACACAGGAGTAAAAACAAGTATTACTGGTGTAGAAATAATGAATGATAAACTAAGGTTACAAGATTTAGATGAAGAATATACAACCTTTATTGATAAATTGAATGAAGCAATTAGAGTTGCAGAAGAATTTGGTATAAAATTACAAACTAATGACCCTGTTGTAAAAAACAATACAGGTGTAGTGGTAGAATCTACAAAAGCTATTGAGAAAAATACAAAAGCTAAAGAAGATAATGCCATATCAACTGATTTTTTAACAACTGTTTCTGATGATTATTTTAACTCTTTAATGGAAGATGTTATTAATGGTACAGCAACTATTGAGGAACAAGAACAGAAGCTAAGAGATTTTCAAGTAGATTTACTTAACAATTTACTTCAAGATGAGCAACTCACTTACGAACAAAGAGTACAGTTAGAAAAACAATTAAATGCTCTGAAACTGCAAAATATGGACACAGAGGAACAAGCTAGACAAAAAAACATTGATAGTGTTGCTGCGTTAGGAGATCAGCTTATAACTCTAGCAGGTGAAGATGAAAAAATGCAGGGTATAAGAAGGGTAGGTATTGCTCTTTCTTCTACGGCTGCAATTGCAAATAATTTACTAGCATTATCTAATGCAGCAGTAGGTGTATCTGCTCAATCAACTCAACCATTTCCTCTAAATATTGTTGCAATGATAACTACATTAAGTACACTAGCTTCTTTATTTGCTAATATTAAATCTCTAGGAAGTGTATTTGAAGATGGAGGTATTGTAGAGAAGTTTGCTAACGGAGGTATGGTACATGGTAAGTCACATGCCTTTGGTGGTGAGAAGTTTGCAGTAGGTGGTAGAGTAGTAGAATTAGAAGGAGGTGAAGCAGTAATAAATAAAAGAAGTACAGCAATGTTTAGAAATCAATTATCAGCAATGAACGCAGCAGGAGGTGGTGTTAAGTTTGCAGATGGCGGTCTTTTAAATATGCCATCATTTACACAACAGCAATTTAATGCTGTAGGTCAAAATCAAATGATGGGTGCTGTAAGTCAAGGTAGTAAAGTTGTTGTGGTTGAATCAGATATAACTCAAGCACAACAATCAGTAAGCGTAATAGAATCACAAGTAACATTTTAAAACTAAAACAATTATGGAAGAAATATTTAAAATTATTGAAAGTTATGGGTTAACATTAGTTTTACTCATAGGTGCATTGTATGCATTATATAAATTTTTCTTTTTTAGTATTCATGAAGTTAAGAATACATTTTCTAAACATCATGAGAAAAATGCAGAAAATATGCAACAACTAAAAGAAAAAATTAACATCATACTAGAGTTTATTAAAAATTATAAAAAAAATTAACAAATGTTTGTGGATAAAAAAACAAAATTAGAGAGATTAACTATTTGTAAAAGTTGTAATATGTACAGAAACTTTTTATTATTAAAAAGACCAATAATTCACAGAGGTGCAAGATGTGCAGAATGTATGTGTTTTTTAGATGCAAAAACATCTTTAACCAAAGAATTTTTTGGAAAGTGTCCTTTACATAAATGGTAAACAATTACATATGGATTTTAAACAAATAGCAAAAAATTACAACAAAAACAAAAGAGAAATGATAGAAAATGCTGTTTCTAAAAACAGACATAATATAAATAATTTTTCTAAATATAATGCAGTTGCATTAGATATTATGTTTGCAGAATGGCATGTTCTATTCCCTTCTCATAAACAAGACTTAAAATGCAGTTCTTGTAGAAAAGCAGTAGTTAAGTTTTGGGAAACAATAGTAGAGGAGTGGAAAACAACAAAAAATAAAAAAACTAAAACTGTTGGCTCAAAAAAAGCAAAGGCAAAATAACGTAGATATAGTCTATGATTACATTGAAACTGTTGGTGTAGAACTAGAAAAAAGATTTGGAGATTCACCTACTTGTAAAGATATGATTAGACATCTAGTTGAAAGAGGTATTATAGAACCTAAAAGAGTTAGAAATTACATGATTATTGTTGATTTTGATAGAATGTTAGTAACCAACAAAGGTAACAGAACTTGTACTTTTATGGACTTATCTATAAAGTATGAAATAAGCGAAAGTCAAGCACAAAATATTGTTTACAAAGAAAGAAAAAAGTCTGTAACTATCAATAACATATCTTACTAAAAGTTTTGTAGACAAATTAGGTAAATATAAAATAGATTTAAATCTATTTTTGCATCTATGAAAAACAACTGGTATAACATTCAAAATAAAGCAAATAAAGTTGCAGAAGTTTACATATTTGATGAGATAGGTTCGCATGGAGTAACTGCTCAAAAATTTATAGAAGAAATCAAAGGTTTAGGAGATAGACCAATTAATATACGTATAAATAGTTTGGGTGGTGATGTATTTAATGGAATGGCTATTCATAACGTACTTAAGAAAAGAACTTACAACACGACTGTATATATTGAAGGTATAGCTGCTAGTATTGCTACAATTATTGCACTTGGTGCAGATGAGGTTATAATGGCAGAAAATTCTCTATTTATGATACACAATGCTTGGGGAGGTGTTATGGGTGATGCAAAAGAAATGCGTAAATCTGCTGCTACACTTGAGAAAATATCTAATGAACTAACAGAAATATATGTAAAAAAGACAGGACTATCATATGAAGCTATTGCAGAGATGATGGATAATGAAACTTGGTTGAGTGCAGATGAAGCGTATGAACTTGGCTTTGTAGATAGTATTTCAGATGCTATGAAGATTGCTGCTAAGTATGATGTATCTAAATTTAAGAACATCACAAACGAGGAAATTCAAAACAAATTTAATAATAACATAAAAAACAAAAAAATGACTAACGAGTTAAAAGAATGGTTCAATAGTAAAGTCGAAGAAATTGTTGCAGCAGTAAAGTCTGATGTAAAAGTTTCTGAAGAAGTTGCTAATGACACAGAGATAACTGTTAATCTTGGAGATAATGATGAAATTAAAAATAAAATTTCTGACTTTGAAGCTAAGAATATAGAGTTATCAGAAAAAATTACTTCATTAGAAAATGAATTAGTTAGTGCTAAAGGTAGTAACGAAACTTTAACTAACGAAGTAGAAGCGTTAAACGCAAAAATCAACAAAGCAGATGCTAAAGGTACTGAAATAGAAACTGATGGTGACCCTGCAGTAGTTGAAAACAAAAAAGAAGATGCTAATGCAGGTTTTTACAATGCAATGGCTGAAAGAATAAGATTAAAATTTAATAACTAAAAAATAATAAAAAATGGCAAACGTAGCAAATAAAGGAACATTCGCTTCTTATTCAGGTGCGAATTTAAACGAAATATTTTATGAGCCAGTATTTAGAAGTGATGATATTATGAGTAACTATAGAGTTATTCCTAATGTAAAACATAAAATGAATGTTTACACTTCTGATGCTCTTACTAAAATAACACAAAAGTACACAGCTTGTTCTTCTTCTAGTGGTTCAACACAATTTGATATAGATCAAAAAACTATTGAAGCAGGTAGAATGAGAGTAGCTTTAGAGCAATGTACTGATGAGTTCTTTGGAACTTACATTGAAGAAATGTACAAGAATGGTGCAGATGTAATGAATCTTGAGGGTACTCAATTAGCAGATGCGATTGTAAATCGTGCTGTAAAAGGTATTGCACAAGATGTTGTTAGATTAGCTTGGGGTGGAGATAACTCTACTGCAAACTATCAAGGTGTAACAGGATGGATGAAATTAATGGGTGATGATGCAACTGTAGAAGGAGCAAAAAGAGCAGTTACTGCTACTTCATCTGCAGCACCAACTGCAGCAGAAGCACTTACTGCAATTAGGAGAGCATATGATGAAGCACCTGCAGCTTTACAACAAGTACCTGCAAATGAGAAGAAGATTTTTATAACTCCAATCTTATATAATGCATACTTACAAAACTTAGAAGGAACTTCTGCTGATTTAGCTATTACTAATCAAGCTGATGGTGTATTAGTAGTTAAGTTTAGAGGAGTTGAGTTAGTGCCTATGTATGAGTGGGACACTATTTTAGCTGATACAAACCCAACTATGTTTGATATTTCAGGTACTGATTATACACAAGGGTTGTGTTATTGTGCAGTAGATAACCTAGTGATAGGTTCTGATGTTACTGATCCAGAAGGTGCATTTAAAGTATTCTATGATGATTTAGAAGAAAAAATGTTCTTTAGAGGTTACTTTAAGTTAGGTGTACAATTTATGTACCCTTCACTTGTACAATGGGTAATCATTAAGCAGTAATTAGAATAATAACAGAGGGGGTGTTAAATCCCCCTCTTATTTAATAATCAATAAAAAAACAATAATATGGCAATAGATACAGGTTTAGCAATACAATGTCCAGATTTACAATCTACTGGTGGGATTACTCAAATATGCTTGAGAAGTTTTGCTACAGGAGATGCTGCTACAGTTGATGCTGCTGCTGATACTCATGGTTATTCTAGCATAGTAGATTCTGGTGGTTCTACAGCAACTTGGTTTGTTTATGAGTTTAAAAATGAAACTCCAACTTTAAATATAACTGCAACAAAAGAAAATGGTTCTACTGCTTTTGAGTGTGCGTTATCTTTTAGTTTACCAAGAATGAATGATCCTAAGTTTCATGAATTACAAAAGATGCTTAATGAGTGTATGATGGCAATCGTTACTGATACAAATGGTACAAATTTTGTTGTAGGATTAAGTGAGAGATTTAGAAATGAAGATGTATTAACTAAAAATCAAACTTACTTAAATCTTGCAGGTATGGAGGGTACTACTGGTGCAGCGTATAGTGATGAGAACATGATAACTATTAATTTAGTAGCAAGACAATTTGAGTTACCAAGATTATATTCTGGTACTTTAACTGTTGATACATCAGCTTTAACAGCAACTACTAATTAATATAAAAATTAAGATATAATAATAGGTTGAACTACGTTCGTAAAAGTATAAACCTTATCCTATTAATATCTTTTTTTTTAAAATGTGTGATTGTAACAATAATATAGTAAATTCACAACATTTAAAAATATATACAATTATGGCAAAATATAAAGCAGTATTATCATCTGGAGTTTCTTATAAAGGTGATTTTAAAATAAAATGGTCAACAGCAAGTCAAGAAGAATTAGCTTATGCTTATGAAGATTTAGGCATGACTGATTTAGTAGAAAAAATATCAACTACAACTAAAAAAGATGAGCCAAAGAAAAAAAGCAGTAAAAAGTCAAGTAAAAACAAATCAAAAGACTAATACTTTTGAGTTTGGTGTTTTTAACTTAGCTATACCACAACATATTGAAGAA